TAATCTACTTTGATTGTCTATCAGTCCACCATAATGTCTAACCTGATTTAAGAAATCTACATAGCTAGCAAAGAATGTAATCTCACCTTGATCATTTTTAATTATAGTACTTGGTTCAAGTTGGTATGTTTGTCTTTCACCGGTGTCTTCAGTTATGTAACTGTCGCCTGGATGATATGTTGGAGAAAATTTACGCCCTATGTACCCATAGAGGTTTTTCATTGACGGTTCTGAGATCAACTGATCAATCGTCGCAGAAAGAAACTTCTCATTTGCGTCGGTTTGGAATACTCCTGGGAGTAAATTTATACTCTTTCTAACGGCCATTTCGTTCTCTTATTGTTATATTCATATATTTAAGCTAACACGTTTTGGTTCAATTGTGCCGCTGTAATTGCACTGATAACCTGTACATTATCTACAGTTGCAGAACTTATAATAATTTCATTAAAGTTAGCATTGATCTGCAATAGACTACCAAACACTTCACTGGCGCTGGCAGGCACTAATATAATACTTGCTACGTTTGGTGATAATTCTTTATGTAAGTATGCCGCTAGCTCACTGAAATAGAATGTTTCTCCAAAGTCCCAATTTGCAATGTCAAAATATTTGTTAATTGCAGAAATTACACTGGTCTTAATGTCATTGTCACTGACAACAATGTTAGGATTTTTTACTACCTTAAATGTTGCTCGTAGTGCTGTGTCTGCTTTGTCACCAAATATTGGTTTGAAAATAGCTGGATTGTAAATGATAGTATCACTGATTGCTTTATAGTCATTCAAGCTACTGTAGTTTACACCTAACTGCTCTGGAGTTGGTGCACTTGGTTGGCTAATCTTACCTGAACTATCTTGAATCCAAGCAACATAATCTGTAGAATAGGAATTGGTTAAAATATACAAGTCAATGATATTATTTGGGCTTGGGTCAATACGACGGTCATTTGGACTATTGTGTCGATATTGGAAATATAAATCTTGGCGGCCAATTTTTGCTGTATAGCCAGTTAACTCATCTAAATTATACACTGATCCGTTAATAGTCAATTTATAAAATATATTTAGATCAGGAATATAAAATATTTGATTATTTGAATATAATGTAACTTGTTCGCGTATTGCTCCCAATGACGTATACGTTGATACTATTTGTGCATTGTCAACAGGATTTTGTATAACGAAGTTATCATACCCAAATGTACTTTGGAAGTAAACATATTTTTGATCTGTGTTAATATCAGGACTAATTAAAAATTCAAATAACTCAGGATTGTCTGGAATCCCGTCATTGTTTGAATCTGAGAATGTTACTAAAATTTTGTTTGGATTTTGAAATCCATCAACATCTGTAACATTTTTATATACGTACCAACTATAATCAAGTCCTAGTGGATTTGAACTGTCTGGCTGTGGATTGACCTTTAGAACATTAATTTGATCGTAAATTGTCACTCCGGTTGTTTGGTCATAGATCTTAACAGTACCATCATAATAGAAATCTGTTTGTTCTGTACTTTCAAAGATGTAATTTAATCCTCGATATACAATGTTATAAGTTTTACCTACTGGTTGAAAACTAATAATCCAACTAGCATCCAATCCTAGGCCGCTGGTATTTCCAGCATAGCCCTGACTAAACCCGCCTGTGAGTTTAATGTCTTGCGGTAATACAATTTTCCAGGTACTGTTATAAACATCGTAGCGTAGACCAAAGTTTTCAAATGCTTGAATGTATCCAACGATTGTGGTTACTAGAGACGAACTAAAGTTGTTATTAAACGCAGGGAATACACCAACTGCTACTGCGCCTGTGGGTACTTGAGTAGTTAATGTTATTGGACCACTACCGTTACTTAGGTCACCAGCACCACCATTGGTACCATCTGCTAATACCTGAGATACTGGGGCATAGATAAAATATTTGTCACTGTTATTTCTAGGAGTACCCGTTTGTATATTACTTTGTGCGTCAAAATAATTGCCTTCACCTGCTGAGAACTTGATGATAGCACCTTGTTTGATATATTGTTTTGTATCACTAACATAATTACCTACTTGTAAGATTTTATCTGTACTGTCATACAAATATCCTGATAGGCCTGTTTGTTCTGGACTCTTGTTCCAATAAGCGTTGGTAATACCAATTTTGCCCATAAATGCATAGAAGAACTGTAGAGTTTCTTGTGCTGATGCAATAGGTTTAACTTTGTTTAATACTTCTTTATAAATGTCATTGACTGTGTCAAAGCTAAAACTAAATGTTTGTGTAAATGGATCGCGATAAAGTATGCCATCATCGCAGAATATATTTGTACTAGAATATTTGCCTGTGACGTCAACAACATCTAGATAACGACTAATACCACTGCTGGTTCTGTTTACTGCTTTGACTTTTAGAATATCACTGAATAAGGTGTAAGGAAGAATATTATAATCCTCACTGGTAATCATACGATTCTGTGTATAATATTGTTGTGGTGCTTTTTGGCGAATGTCGTTTAATGACTCTCTCGCTGTAGCATTAGTTACGGTGTAGCGTAGGCTAGCACGAATGGTAATTGTTTCAATTCTATTGCTACGGCTAACATAGCTGATAGGAACAATGATATTACGCATTTCATCTGGCGTAATTTTATAACTTAATCCACTGCTCACTCTGTAATATAATCTATATTGACCTTGTGGGATTTCAGCAAATGCGCCGTCACCAAAGACAATGTCAATTTGATCATTGGCACGACTGTTTACTTGGTAGATCGTTTTTACAGTAGTCTGATTAAAAATAACATTAGTAACACCCACCGCAGGAACTTGTGTCCATAGGGTACCTAAATTACCGTCTTGGTCAACACTGTATAACCATACATCAGTGTTGTTGATATTATCAACATTAACACCATAGACACGATTAGGAATACTTTCTGCTAGATTAAAGTCAATGCTGGCTAAACTACCTTGCTTGAAGAATAAAAAGAATCCTGTGTTATTACTACCGTTACCTAGGTTGTCATTTTTATACAATAAATTAAACGGACTGTTTGGTTTTGGGTTGCTTTCATAAACATATGATTTACCAACTGAAGTTGGGCTTACCATTTCAAACACTGTTTGATTGCCTTCAATAGCACTTTTGAAAGCGTAGGTTGCTATCAGATTTGCTATTAAATTAATCTGATATTCGTTGTGTGTAATGCCATTGATGATAGCACTGTTACTAGGTTTGCCAACTACTTGATTGTTTTGTAAACTGGCATTGATGATAGCAGTAAATTGTTCTTGCCAATTGTCGTTGCCGCTGTCTGCCCAGTTAATAACCAGACCAGATAGATTTAATCCGTTACTGTCGTAGACAGTTTCTGATGTACTGACGCTGTCAACTTTTAAGAATCCAGTAGAAGTGATATTACGTTTAGGCGTGTATGAAATTAATCGTGCTAGTTTAAGAATACTGTCACGACGTTGTGCTGTGTCGATAAAGTTTTCACGAGCATTTAAGTCACCACGGAAACTTAGGCTTTGTCCAAGGAAAGCAATAAGGTCAATTAAAGCAATGAATTCACTAGACTCAATAAAGTCATTGAAGTCTTCTGGATAGTATAAGCGAAGATAATCAACCATTGATTTACGAAGTGTTTCGTAATCATAGCTTTGAAAGTCCGCCGAACGGAAGGTTTGATACAGCTTAGTCCAGTCTTGATTGACTAATAAACCTGTTTGTCTTGTGGTAGTTGCCATGCCTTTTTTCCTGTTATCTAGTATTTATCAGGAATAAAAAGTACGTAGTTAATTATGCTGTGGTTAGTGTGTTGGATGCGCCATCAAATCTAAGATTCATTACATTGATCTGATTAGTCTCTACATAGCGTAGTTGAAGTTCTACCTGTATACCTTGTTCAAACTCTGTAACAACCACATTGTCTATGCTTAAACGTGGATCATAGCTGGCAACTTGTTTAATATCTGCGATTATGACTGCTTTAAGATCATCAGTCATTGGCTCAAATAGCACGTTCCAGATAATAGTGCCAAAGTTAGGATTCATCAATTTTTCACCTTTGCGGATATAGAAATGATTGATTAAATCTTGTTTGATTAGATCTTGGTCTGTTAGTCGATACTTTTTAGTTCGACCTACAGTACTAAATCCTTTATACATGTTTGCCATATAAATATTTATCCTGTAATTAAGCATCAACTTGATGTTTATATTGAGTTATCGTGCCATCGCCATTAGTTTGCCAAACTGTGATATCAAATAAATCTGTTGCAAATGTAGAGTATAGTGCTAGGAATTCTTGCTGTCTAGTCTGTGCCAGTTCTAGAGTATCATAATACTCAGCTAATCCTGTAGCCTGATTATAAATCGCATATTGCGTATTCATTAACTAACCGCTCCATAAATTGTTCCTGTTGTTAAGTATGTCACTGTATAGCCATTTAGGTTGATGGCTTTACCACCTGCACCGCCAGTAGAATAAGTAAAACCGCCACCTTCTATCAAGTTCATGACAACATTACCACCACTGGCACCCCATCCGCCTCCACCGCCTCCACCTGAATTTTCATTTGAAGCTGTGCTATTTCCAGCATTTCCGCTAGAACCTCCACTACCTCCACCTGAAGCATAATAGTATCCATTGGCACTTGAAAATCCATAATAGCTACCACCACTGCCTCCGGCTCCTCCACCTCTACCAAATGTATTATTATAAGCAACACCACCACCGTTGGTAAATCCAACTCCACCAGTCCCTGGAAGGATTCTACCTCCTCCTCCACCAGCTCCAAAATCACCAAAATATTGTCCACCATTACTTCCTGAAGATCCCGGCCCTCCGCCAACTCCGCCTGTGGCATGAAAAATGCTAGGATTTCTTTGAGAAGAACCACCAGCACCACCACCAGCACCGCCTCCTCCACCCATACCTACATAATCACCTTCACCGTCTGGTTGTCTACGGCCTGCTCCACCACCACCGCCACCACCAGCAATATAAGAATTATTTGTAATTGAACAATTAAATCCAAGAGATAATGCTGGTCCCCCAATAAGTCCATTTACATTGACTGAGGACCAACTTCCATTTGCTCCTGCACCACCACAACCTATAATATAACCATTATTAACAATGGTAACGGTATCACCTGCGGCAAATCCACTAACTTGTAGGGCAGCTACCGCTGTTGAATCTGAATATATATACACACTGGATGCGATTACTAGTGTTACATCTGTGTTGCCAGCGGAATAAGACCCGTATGCGGCGGCACTAGCTGGAGTAAAACTATAATAAAGAATGTTAACATCTAAGGGAACAGTTATAGCAACACGACCGCCACCGGCGACAACACTGCGTCGAGAATTAACTGCACCAGCAGCTACCATCGCTGTCACCCCAGTCATTATACTAATCCAGTACCGTTAACAAACCACAGGTTGGTTTCGGTTTTAACTAATGTTGCCATACCATACTGTGTTAGGATTCTTGAAGAAGTAGTCGTAGCGTTGCCTGCTAGATAAAGGAATGGTGTACCTGCGCCTTGATTTTGTATGGTTATGTTACCACTACCTCTGTTTACTATCACTATGGTAGTACCAATTGGAAATGCTACATTGATATTGCTTGGTACTGTAATCGTTGTTGGTGCTGTGGTGTTGGCATAAAAATGCTTGCTGGCATCTGTAAGTGCTAGAGTAACGTTAGCAGCAGTGACCTGTGGTAAATCTCTGTAACCAATTGAGAATCCAGCTGTGTTACCAGAAATATTACCATTTACCGTCAGGCTATTAAGTATGCCGCCAGTAGCAACAATGTTACCACCAGAATTGATGAACCCACCTGCTCCTATAACTAAAGTACCCGAAAAACTACCGCCACCAGTGACCTGTAAATTACTAGAGCCAAGCACACCTGAGTATGTTGGTAGAAATGTAGCCACTTGCACGTTACTATAACTACCACCACCTGGTAAGTTAGTCAGTTGGCTACCGTCACCGATAAAGTAGGTAGCTGAGATATTACCAGCGACAGTTAAATTGCCACTTGCAAAGACATTGCCACTTACAGATAATTTATGTAATGGGGCTGTATTACCAATCCCTACATTACCACTGCTGTCTATACGCACACGTTCTGTGCCATTTGTTACCCATCTATGCCCAGCGTATGCACCATAAACCATAGCACCATTTAATGCGGCTGATGTTGAACTTGTAGTTGGAGCTGAATCATAAGCTCCCCAAATAGCATTGTAAGCACCAATAGTTGTGGAAGTTCCACTATCACCATCAAGCATTAAACTAATAAATCTTGGGTTAGCATTATTTGATGCGTTTCTATATAAATCTAATTGACCAAAATTCCAATTAGCTGTTGATTTACCTTGTATTTGATGTGCACCCCCAACAACATTATTTGAGCTTCCAAAATATACAGTTCCATTAACTTCAAGTTTTGCAGCGGGAGTCGTAGTCGCAATACCTACTCGACTAGTACCTTGGTCAATAGTCACAGCTCCGCCAAGATAAGCAGCTAAGTTGACATTACTATAATTTGTATATGATTGTGTGGTCGTGTAAGCCGCAACATTAACGTTACCAAAGTTTTGGAAACCCATAGCAGTTGTATAGGCCACAGTATTGACATTACTGTAATTAGTAAGTCCATTGGTTGTAATCAGTGCCGATACATTTACATTACTATAACTTGACAGAGTAGCTACGCTATCAACGTATCCTTTCATGCCAATATTAGCCGCTGTAACATTAGCGTTATAAGCATAATTACTTAAATTAACAAATGATTCAACATTTGTGTTGCTATATGGATTATATCCATTGGTACTTAAATATGCAGCGACATTAACATTGCTGTAATTAGTATAACTCAATCCTGATAGATAACTTGCTACGTTGACATTACTATATGGTGCTGGAATATTTGCATTCCAAGCATATAAACTCAAGTTAGCTGAAGCTGATGTCAAGTAATTGTTAATTGTTAAATATGCACCAACATTTGCATTACCGTAACTGCTGCCTCCGATATCAGAAACCCGCGCATCAACGTATCCAATGGTAGGAATAACCGTACCATTAACAGTAAGATTGCCCGTAGTGTCGACACTCAATGGAGTTCCACCTACATAGATAGTGCTATTACCAACGAATAAGTCCTTCCATTGATGTGTAATATTGCCTAAACTATAGATTAGATTGGCACTTGGAACGATATTACCATCAAACTCTGTTAGATAGACATTAACGTTACCATCACCATATGTGCTTTGACTAGCTACGCTGTCAACATAACCTCGCATGCCTAAGTTGGCCTCAATCAATTGATTTGTATCAACGAATATACTGCTCAATAACGCTGATGTGTTTGCTAGACTAGTTCTATTAAATGGTTCGTGTGTAGGTGCCACCGTAGCGATTGAATTTAATTGATCGTTAGCTGAGTTCCATGTTCCGGTATTTGATCTAAACGTAGTATCTGGCAACGAATAGGTAGCCGCAACATTACTAATTTTCTTTGCATGTAGATTAAGTTGTTTATCAGCATTTAGATTAATATTTCCGTCACTGTGGAAATTAATATCGCCTTCACTGCGTAGATTAAATCCACCGTGGCTGTATAGATTAACACTGCCATCTTTGGTTAATTCAACCCAACTGTTACCATTGGCATGACCAACATATATCGTTTCTTCTGTGTCATGCATCAAGAATTGATGACCACCGGCTGTGCGTAAACGGATCAATTGATCAGTGCCCACCACACTGCCATCGTCCATGACAAATGTGTGTCCACCTTTACGTGATTTAACACGATAGTAATTTTCTGTTAGGGTACCTGCGGCTAATTTATTTAGATACAACGGATCATCTTTAGGATCGTTTGTTGGTCGTCCTGGGGTAGATATACCAAATACCTGACTTGGTGTCTCACGCTGACTACTTGAACTTATTGTGCCGCGGGTAACGTCTTTTTCTAATCCCTGTTGTTTCAATATAGCATATTGCGTTTCGTGTATTGGTTTGGGTGCATTATAAAAATTAGGATTAGTACCAGCCGCTGGAGTATTTTCGTTGAATTCCACAACTGGAACTTGGTCACCTAGACTATAACTAGCTCTGGTATTAGCAGTAGCACCAGTAATATCAACATTCTTACTACCTGCCATGGCAGGAACCATATGGTGACTTAGATTGTTGTTCACACAAGCAAGCCAATATCCCTGCATTGGGTCGCCGGCAATAAACAACACAATAACCTCTACACCAATATCAGGTGGTACCATCCACATACCATAGCTATGACTAACACTGTTGAATGCATTGTTAGTATCAGGAGTATCTGCTAGAGAAATTTCAGTGCTGGTTGATCCTTGAAATGGGCTGGCATAACTGCATGTTTGCCAATTAGCTGGATCATCAGGATTTCCTCCCATCTGGGGAATGTATACTTGTAAACGTCCTGATCGTGTAGGATCTAAATTGTTTTTTACCACGCCTATCAGAGGATAAGGACTTATGCTGGTAGCTGGCGCACTTGCCGCATTTAAGTTTTTTAATATCTTAGTGCCAATTCGATGATCGATAGCCATGTATTATGTCCTTGTTATCCGAGGTATTGCAATTGGTGCATCAGAGGGCTGACTAGGAACTGCTGGTATTCTTTTATTTAAGGCCATTAAATCTCGTTGTAGTGTGGGAATCTTGTCAATGATGTTACTAGCCGCAGTTTGTAACTGCTGATTATTAATTGGATTTAGCCCAATATCGTTGGCCATTGGCAACTGATTAGGTATTGAAATATTTTTTACATTAATACTGGTATTCTGAGCTACAATTGATGATGGAGTAATATCAGTTCCCCGTTGATTTGTTGCAGTTTTAGGTTGTGTCGCATAGTCATACATTGGTTGATATGGTAATCTGATTAGATCTAATGTTTGTGTAAACTGCCCGTTACGGAATTCACTGGTTATAGTTAATACTTTGTAAAGTCCGCTGAATACACTGGTTCTATAATTTGTACCAAAATCCATCATACCAGTAGATTCATCAATGTCTACCGGAGTTCTAAACAATACCTTAACATAAATTTCTTGGTAATCGGTTCTCAAACTACCATTGGGGGTTAATCTAAGATCAGCACTGGTTGTTGCCACGCTTGGAGTATAGAACGCATCATCTTGTTTGATAAATTGGGGATCACCTAGGATTTTTAATTGCACACTTAGCATATCGGCTGCTGACAAGGTCATTAGGCTATCTTCTAAATCAGAAACTGCTACTGATTTAGCTGAGGCTATCCCGCCTGTGGCACGTGATTTGGCATTATATACCTGAGGTTTTACTACCATCGGCATAACGCTGTTAGGATCTTGGGTTGCACCTTGGTATGTGTCTGAATTTGATGTATTTTTATTCTCAGAATTAGTATCAGGGGCTTGGCCAACACTGGCCGATGAATTTCTATAAGCAGTCTGCGCTGTGTAATACAATGTGTTGAAATTAATATCAAAATCAATTACATCGTCATTCTTTCCGGTGTAGATGTAATTGTATTCTTTAACAAAACTTTTAATCTTACCCTGTGGAGCCACATCACTCTTAACATTGTAGATTACATAAGGATTAACATTGTAGGTAATGTTTCGAGCATAGACTTTACGTATTGGATCAAACTCGCCTACTGTGACCGAAGGGACAATTTTATACCAATTCAACGGTTTGGTTTCATTGACAGCTTTTTGTTGTAGATATGTCTGTGGATCAACCCCGTCCGGTATGGCAATTTGATCTTGAATATAGCTACTTTGTCGCATGACATTATCAACTACTTTGTCAATGCTTGTTCCTGCATTAATACTAAATGTACGAGTCTGTGAATTAAAATCTTTAGTTGCTTGGCCAGTGTTACTTTGTCTGATACTATTAGTATTATTAGGGTTTGCCATGCTAGTGTCTTTAGAGCTTAATGCCGCTGCGCCAACAAACGCAGATCCAGCAATCAATGGGTCTATATTGAAACTATAGCTGTCTGGAACTCCAATTTTATTGTTTTCTGCTAGATTATTTTGCCAACCATTTAGCGCACTAGGAAAACTACGCACCTGTGACTGCGGATTTGTTGATGCTCCCGCTTGGAAAAACTCTGCTACACTACCGGCCACTACTTCAAAATTTGCTGGGGTGCTGATCGTACTTTGATCAAATGCTGAATGATTATACGGAACCGCCTGTATGGCATACTTACTTCCACCAACATTGGTAGTAATACCCATTTGCGTTAATTTAACTGGGATACGTTTGGTAATACCGGGTACTAGTCCAACTAGTTCGCCTCTATCATTGCTGGCAAAGAAATCAATCTGTACTAGATAAATCATTTCTAAGTAATTGCTACATTCCATCACAGGATCATTGGCTTGATCTAATAGTCTATTAATCAATGTCATGCCATATGGTTCGATGATATTGAAACTTAATTCGATGGCGTTGGTATTTCTTGAATGGCTATTAGTACCAATTACTGTGTTCATAGTAAGATTTTCAAAATAGAAATCTTCACTGAAGTACGGGCTACGTATAAATTGGTTAACTCCAGGCGTATTGTTATATCTACCAGCTGATGATATCAACACTCTTTTTGGTACATAATTTCCGCCAGAGGACACAGTGTTGTATTCTGTTGGTGTTAGTAAATGTAAACTAAGACCGTAGATATAACTTGGATATTGATGTAACAAATTCATCAATGGATTTTTTAGATCGGTAGCATCAGGAGTCTGTGATTCTAATTTGTTTGATACTTGTGGTGAGTTACCAGCAACTGCTTTATAAAAATCTGTATCAGGACTATATGGTTCTTGTTTAGAAAATTGATCAATTCCTAGTCCAGTAGATGGTCGAGAAATTCTATCTCTTTCTTCTGGTGTAAGTGCGGGCCTAGGAGTTGTTGACAGTGGTGCGCCGGCCGCTAGGGCATTAGCATAGGCTATACGTTTGTCATTGGCTGCAGCTAATACACTTGGACGCTCATAGTTTTTTGAAACTATCAGTGCGGCGTCTGCGGCTGTTGTGGCTGTTTTTAATTTATTACCTGCGGGCTTTTCATCTCCCTGGGTTAATTCATAGTGTACAAAATCTAGTTGTTGTTCAAGGGTAGATTGTCGAATTGATTCGCCAGTGAATTTTGTATAGTTTGCTTGTCGATCTGGGTGCCATTGTGCAATTCCGTAGGCCTTACCGCTATCACCTACGATAGCAGTATTAAGATTAACTCCAGATTCTTGTTGGAAATTACCTACTAGACCTGCGGCCTGCTCTTTGGTCCATCCTTTAGCAACAAGATAGTTGACTGCACGTTGGGCATTGTTGGTTACAGAACTCTTTGGCGCAATGGTCACGGTTTATAACCCCAATGCGGCTGTTAGTGTATCTTTTTTAGGAATGTAGATAATAGTGCCAGGAATGAAATCAAACACAGGATCTTGTAGCACGTTTGGGTTACGTACTGAGAATACCCACCATAGGCTACTATCACCATAGGTATCGTAGGCCAGTAAGTCTGGACGATTTTTGTATATTGCGTCAATACGATATTGAACATCGCTAGGATCATATGGAATTTGCGGAAGTTCTGCTACATCCAAATAAAAAGAAAACATTGAAGTTCCAGCATAGGGGCTAGTTTTGCTATAGGTCACTGACATTAAATGTATCCCCCAAATCCTGTTTTCTTATCTCCCAATAATTTACCTTGAGAAAAATCATCAAGATTAAATCTTTCATGAAGATTTTTACGACTGTAAACTGGTCTTAGTGTTACTGACACTTGGCTAGTAGTTGGAACTCTGGTAGCTGTGGTTATTGTACTATATTGCATTTTGGTTGCTGGTGCAGATTTGTTACTTCTTAATAGTCCCGGCACATATTTTTGTTCGTCTACACTTAATTGTACACTGCCAATATTTTGATTATCAGCTTGTACTGCTACTTCCTGTAATGATGTAGATGAAATTGGTACTTCTATATAGTCAACTTCGTTACCTAGTTGATGATTAAATTGTGTAATCACACAAGGCACATGTGGGAAATAGTGGCTACCGTAGCCATCTAAGAACAGTATTGGTGGAGGATTACCTGCATTGGCGCCTTGCCCAAAGAACATTTTAGTAGCACTGCGGAAAAAGTATATGGCAGCCATTAGATATTGACCTTCTTCTGCACTTTGTACTGTAAAATCACCTGTGATTGTAATGTCACTCACTTCACTGTTGTTGTAGAAGTGCGCGGTATAATTACTATGTGTAAGCTGTTGTGAGGTATAATTAGCTACATGAGATACTGATATAGTTGGAGTGTAGGGCCAAATTACCCCATTGGTTTCAATTAATGGGGCCATGATGCCACCGTTGATCACTGATGGGTCTTTGTAAAATATCTGAGCACCATCTGCTAGACTAACACGTACTCGCCAGTCGTCTTCACTAGGCATAGTTGCAGTTCCGCCCATGCCCTGAAAGCCTATATTAGGTACTTGTTTGGCCTGGCCTGCGCCACCACCAGGTAGTATTCCCGAAATAGCGCGGCGAGCGTTGCTAGGATCTAATAGATCATATGCAGTTCCAGAAGACGCACCAGTGCCTTTTGAAAAAAAGCCGCCAACTGTTTTGGTAATACTAGAAAAGCCCGGTAATGCCATTTTATCAAATACCTCTTGTTTCTAGTATTTATTGATTATATAATAGTAGTAGTTAAAAGGAAACTAATCCCATGAGAAAGGTAAATTATCTTAATAATAAAGATATACTTAAAGAAATACATAAAAGTAAACTAACTTATTGTAGTTTTATATCTCCAGATATTGGTAGCTATGATATGATAGTTAGTGGAGTTGATAAAATTACTAAAAAAACTGTCAATGAAGCTCGTAAAATGCGTGCTGAAAGGCTAGCTAAAGAGCAACAAGAAGCAGAACTACTATTAGGGAACAAGCGTAAGTTAGATGAGTTTTTAACTCCAACTAAAGATATTCCAGTAACCGATGTAGTCTTTCGAGTAATGACCTGGGAACATATCCCAATTGACGATGTTAAACAGAAAAAAGCAGATCTCAAAGCACAAGAAGAATATGATGCTGATGAAGATAACTTTGAAACTGAGTATGACGAGCCAACAGTGGTCAAAGGTGCAACCAAGTACATGAAGGTTAACTTTCCCCCATTTCAACACTATCAGGTTACAGAAGAACTAACTCCGGTGTGTGTAGGTAAAAGTCATTGGAAAGGTGATTTAGAAAAAGGCAAGTTTACTAAAGATCATGGTACGATGACTGCTAAACTGGCTCACATGTTTATCAAACTGTGTGAACGCTATGCTACTCGTAGTAATTGGCGTGGGTACACCTACAACGATGAAATGCGCTCTCAGGCATTATTACAATTATCGCAGATTGGCCTACAGTTTGATGAAGCCAAGTCACAAAATCCATTTGCCTACTACACCGCGGCAATCACCAACAGCTTTACTCGTGTATTAAACATTGAAAAGCGTAATCAAAACATTCGAGATGATATCTTAGAGATGAACAATTATACTCCAAGCTACACCCGCCAAGGAGACTGGGGTGGCGGTGGGGGACATTATGAAGAGTAATATATTATATATTACGCACCCAACATTTAATGTATCAACTATTAACAATAATTCTAAATTATTAGATAAGCCTATAGACCAATTGGCTAACGGCGATTATCACACGTCAGTGTGTGATATGACTGTGGCAGACATTATATCTGCAGCTAAACAATTTGAATCAATCCATTTTGTATCTGATAATTTTAATACAGCTGATTCAATATATCATGAGACCGTAATATTGTTATCGTATTTACAACATCAGATGCCTGTTATTAATTTTATTACACCGCCAATTCAAACATTTGTTGATGATCATCTAGATATTATATCAAGGACCAATGATCCTACTTTGTGGGTGTTTGGTTGTAGTCATAGTAACGGAATTGGGCTATCTTCTAAAGATTTACGTTACAGTAATATATTAAGTCAATGGCTTAATATGCCGCTTAACTCCATTAGCAGACCTGGGTCATCAACTCGATGGTCTCTAAGACACTTAATTAATGCCAATTTGCATAAATCAGACTTAGTTATATGGCAACTCACAACCCCAGATAGAATTAGTTCAGCTAGTAAATACCCATTTGAAATATTATTAAGCAAGACAGATAGTCGAGCTCTATTAGAAGTATACGACAAAGAACAAATTTACTTTGATCATTTAAGCCTTATTAATTACGGAGTAAGATATCTTCGAGCAGCAGGGATAAAGTTTATAATAACATCGATCGAGTACGACTCAACTTTATTTTATGATTATAAAAAAGAATATGTGAAATACAAGGAATATTGTTATTCTCCGGGGTTTGACGTAGATTTTGGCAATGATCATGTACATTTTGGCGAACTATCTCATAAAAATCTTGCTCTTTCTATACAGGATCATATACAATATATATATGGCTAATCTATTTAAGAAAGCGGCTGTTCTGACTGACATCCATTTTGGATTAAAGTCTAACAGTGCTACACACAACGACGATTGTCTTAACTTTGTCAAATGGTTTATAGAAACCGCCAAGGCTGAGGGCTGTGATACCTGTTTCATGACAGGTGACTGGCACAACAATCGCGCGGCAATTAATATAGTCACACTGAATTATAGTCTTACTGCTCTAGAGTTATTGGGCAAGGCCTTTGATCGTGTGTTCTTTATTCCAGGCAATCACGATCTATACTATAGAGATAAACGTGACATCCAATCAGCTGAGTGGGCACGCCACATTCCCAACATTGAGATCATCAACGATTTCTACAAAGAAGGTGATGTTAGCATCGTTCCTTGGCTAGTTGGTGATGATCATAAGAAGCTAGGCAAGATTTCAGCCAAGTATATGTTTGGGCATTTGGAACTACCGCATTTCTATATGAATGCCATGGTAGCTATGCCAGACACTGGTGAAATCAAAGAAGGTGCATTCAATGGTGTAGAGAAAGTATTCACAGGACACTTCCATAAACGCCAGACACGTGGTAACATTACCTATATGGGCAACTGTTTTCCACATAACTATGCTGATGCCGGCGATGATGCACGTGGTATGATGATCATTGAGTGGGGACAAGAGCCTGTGTTCCGTACTTGGCCAGGACAGCCACGCTATCGTGTGTTGAATTTAAGTGATGTACTTAAAACACCAGAAGCATTATTATTACCAAACATGCACTGTCGTGTTAATCTTGACATTGATATCAGTTACGAAGAAGCAACATTTATCAAAGAAACATTTGTTGGCACATATCAACTACGTGAATTAACCTTATTACCAGTTAAGAACATGGATATTGGTACTGACATCATGCTAGGCAATATTCAATTTGAAAGCATTGACAGTATCGTTACCAACCAATTAACAAACATTGCCAGTGATCATTATGATCCAAACTTATTATTAGATATCTATAGGCATCTATGATATCAGATACCAGTCTAATTGATAAAAAGATTTTAACTACCATTGATTTATTAACTGTGGATAACACCTCCGAAAAAGATCTATATAATCTTTTATTGCCATTGCATAAAGATGTATATGCAGACAATGACCGCATAGTGTTTACTTGTTTTGGTACACTTACCCATACGTTTGATGATTTGCCTGCGGATCTTTTAATTCGACTACAAAAGATGTTAGTATATGTAGATATCCCTAATTTCTTTTGTATAGTAATATCTAATCAAAATCTATCTGAAGAATTGACGTATGTCTGTAACAAATATGCTGTTGATGAAAATCCTATGGTTAATATAATATGTTCAAAATAAAATATCTCACAGTTAAAAACTTTATGAGCGTGGGTAATAGCACCCAGGCTGTTAATTTTGATCGCAAAGACTTAACTTTAGTCTTAGGTGAAAACATTGACTTGGGAGGCGATGACACTGGTGCACGTAATGGTACAGGTAAAACTACTATTATCAATGCACTATCATATGCGTTATATGGCACAGCACTTACTAATATCCGTAAAGATAATCTAGTAAACAAAACTAATACCAAGGCCATGTTGGTCACTATTGAATTTGAAGTTAATGGTGTCGACTATAAGATTGAGCGTGGTCGTAAACCTAATGTATTAAAATTCTACATTGGCAATCAAGAACAAGAAGCCAAAGACGATAACAGTCAAGGTGATAGTCGTGAAACACAGCAAGAAATAGAACGCTTGCTGGGCATGAGTCACGACATGTTCAAACACATTGTGGCATTGAACACCTACACTGAACCATTTCTTGCACTAAAACCCAATGATCAACGTACTATCATTGAACAACTGTTAGGTATTACTTTATTAAGTGAGAAAGCAGAACTACTTAAAGAGCAGAGTAAGGCTACCAAGGACGCCATTCAACAGGAAGAGTTTAAGATCAAAGCAGTGCAAGATGCTAATAAGAAAATTGAAGAACAAGTTGAATCATTGCAACGTCGTCAAATGCTCTGGCAAACTAAACACCGCGATGATACTAGTAAATTACAATTGGCATTAGACGAATTACTTAAATTAGATATTGATGCAGAGATTCTAGCACATAAAGATCTAAGTGCGTATAATCAACGACGTAAAGATATTGCAGATTTAGACAAAGCCATAGCCCGCAGTGAACAGGATCTATCTCGTGAAGTCAAAGGTATTGCTAATTTAACTGGTGACATTCAACAGTTGCGTGATCATAAATGTAATACCTGTGGACAAGATCTACATGATAGTAAACATGAAGAACTACTAGCAATCAAAGAAAGTAAACTTCGTGATGCAGAAATACAACAAGGTGTACATGCTGGAGATTTAGAAGCATTGGTTGCGGCCAAACTAGAATTGGGTGAGCTAGGTTCTATGCCTAAGGTCTATTATGATCAAGAAAGTGATGCCATCCATCATCGTAGTTCTTTAGCCAATTTACAATCACAGATCGAAAACAAAGCAATAGAAGAAGATCCGTACAGTGAACAGATTGAAGAAATGAAGACCACTGCACTGGCAGAAATTGATTACACTAACATGAATGAACTAGCTCGTATCAAAGAACATCAAGAGTTCCTATACAAACTACTAACTAATAAAGATTCTTATATCCGTAAGAGAATCATCGATCAAAATCTGAGCTACTTGAACGCCAGACTAAGCCAATATCTTGACCGTATTGGCTTACCCCATACTGTAGTGTTTATGAATGACCTAAGTGTCAACATCACTGAGCTAGGCAGAGAACTAGACTTTGACAATTTATCTAGAGGTGAACGTAACAGACTCATACTTTCATTATCGTGGGCATTCCGTGATGTGTGGGAAAGTTTATATCAACCAATCAACTTACTATTCATTGACGAATTGATTGATTCAGGTATGGATGCTAGTGGTGTAGAAAATGCCATGGCCATACTTAAGAAGATGTCGCGCGATGCACACAAATCAATTTGGCTAGTTTCACACCGTGATGAGCTAGGTGGTCGTGTTAATAATGTTCTAACTGTGGTAAAAGAAAACGGCTTTACCAGTTATAACACCGACGTTGACATCGCATAATATATAATATAAAGCAAGGAGAAAAACATGGCAGGCGGATCAACAGCAAGAGTACACCCAGGTAAAAGACACAATAATCCATTACAATATAAAAGTGGTAAACCAAGACTACGTCCACTTAATATTGCACAATTAACCGCATTAGTAGATAAAACTCAACGTAAGAAAGATAAATCAAAAATTACCAGAGAAATCGCTAGGAAACAAGCAAGATCAGCAGTATAATTTTTATAAAGGAAAACAAAATGGCAATTCATGACGATATTTTAGCAGCAGTTGAACTATATGTAGCAGAATCAGAAAAATTTGAAGGCAAAGGTGTTAAGGCTTCAGCGGCACGTGCTCGTGGTGCATTAGGTGATCTAGCAAAGTTAGCAAAAGCTAGACGTGCAGAAATCCAAGAGAAGAAAAACGCACTAGGTTCTAAATAAATAACTCTATGTCATATGATTATCCTTGGACTTATCTTGGTAAAACTTTTGAGTCTGAGGATATCGCTGACAACTATGGCTTTATCTACAGAATAACCAACACCACAAATGGCTTTGATTATATAGGCCGCAAATATTTTACTACCATCAAAAAGAGACCACCTCTAAAAGGCAAGAAAAACAAGCGCAGGGAAACAGTTGAAACTGATTGGAAAGACTATTGGGGTTCATCTGCTAGACTAGTTGAAGACATGACTAGGCTAGGAAAAGACAAGTTTACACGTGAGATCATACATTTATGTAAGAGCCGCGGTGAAACAAATTACATGGAAGCGTACTATCAATTTAAGGAAGGTGTGCTGTTGAATGAAAACAATTACAACGGTATCATCCAGATTAAACTTGGTAAAGGCTCCGTAAAAGATCTAGTAATAAAAGAATAAATTAGCCACTATCGCAGTTAATACTGTGTCATGAGGAGATCGTGCTACGTTTAAGTACCGCACGTGGAACGCTTAGATAAGACTAAGCACATGACGGCAAGACAATCGATTAGGTGTAAAAACCAAATGATTTGGGCTCCGAAACAAACCGACCCAAGAGTTATTCATAGTTAGCTAACTATGGCTATGAATGCTACCGCCAGATGAATCTAGAGTAGGGAGTACAGGCTGACCGCTTCCGTGTATGTGATTACAATCTCTTTTAGTTAGTGTGCGAACAGGACTCAGATAAAGTTCATCGTTGCAATTTGCCTCGGATAGGTAAATTGTGAC